TATTAAGGTTTTGGGTTATTTAATTGGCGCTGACAAGAACGAAGAGCGCCCTAGGGTGGTAGTTAGAGAAAATGCAGTACAGATTAGGTTATCTAGGGAGCGTGTCCAAGTTGGGGATACGCACCCTGAAGAATCAAAAGGAAGGTTTTATAAAGAGTAAAGGGATGTTTGAAATTCCAAACACTATTTATTATACGAAGATTACATCTATACTAAGGAGAATATTCGAGTATGGCTAATAGAAGATTTCGCTTTGTCTCACCTGGGATCCAGATCCAAGAGATAGATAACTCATTTTACCCAAGGCAAACACCACCTGATGGTGTTGTCATTGTTGGTAGATCTGCAAGAGGTCCCGGTATGCGACCGGTTACAGTTAATTCTCTTTCGGATTTCGTTAACACATTCGGAAACGCTATTCCGGGAAAAGGCAGTGACGATGCCGATGTCTGGCGTGACGGAAACTATGCCGGTCCAACATATGGCGCATATGCTGCTCAAGCTTATTTAAAAGCTGGAATCGGACCCGTTACTTATATTCGACTCCTAGGAACTGAGCGTGCAGATCGAAACAGCGGCGCAACACGCGCCGGGTGGACCAATGCTGCTTCTGCAAACAACGCAATCGGCTCAAACGGTGGAGCATATGGATTATTCGTATATCCTTCTGCTGCAGCCGGTACAGCGGTTACAGGAACATTAGCCGCAGTTTGGTATTTGGAAAGCGGCGCTATTATTTTAAGCGGTGCTCATCGAAATCCGTCTGCAACTACGGGGATTAGCTCTGGCTCTGCAGCCCTTTATTCTAGAACTAGTACGACTGAACAAGAATTTAAAGCCATGCTCTGGAATTCTTCTGAGGCAACAATTGGATCACCGATTACATTTAATTTTAATGAGGATTCTGATTCATACATTCGAAAGGTTTTTAATACCAATCCTCATTTAACAAACACTGCCATTACTCAAACTGGCCAGCAAAAAACTTATTGGTTAGGGCAGACATATGAGCAAAACCTTCGAAGCCTTATTTCAAGTACTACTGACTCATATGGTTGTATTTTAGCTCTGTCTTCTGGTTCTGTTGGGTATGAAGATATGCAAGGAGCGTACCAAAACTCTGTTAGTGGATGGTTTGTCTCTCAAGATTTAGGGAATTATTCTTCATATAATGTAACTGATCAACAAAAATTATTCAGATTTGTGGCTCTTGATCAAGGTGCCAGCATGCAAAACCTTATCAAGGTTTCGGTTGAAGATATCAAGCCTTCTCAAAATGTAGATATTACTCAATATGGTACTTTTACTGTAACATTCCGTCACGCTACGGATACCGATGCTGCTCCTAGAATTATTGAAAGATTTACAGGATGTACATTGGATCCAAATTCTCAGAATTTTATTGCAAGAAAGATTGGAGATAAATATATTCAATGGGATGAAGGCGACAGAAGATTTAGAGAATATGGGGATTTTGATAATCAATCATCTTATATGAGAGTGCAGTTAAACGAGGATGTAGATCTGGGTGCGACCAATCCAACTTATTTACCTTTCGGTTTCCTTGGGCCAGCTAGACCAAAACCTTGGTCCTTTGTTAGTGGATCTTCGAATATCCTTCAAGCCTCAAATGGCCTTCAGGCTAATTCAGGTGGAACAGCGACAGCAACAATAACTACAACCGATTACAATGAAGTAGGGACAAGTAATACTATATCGATTGTTACAACTGCTGGAGATACCGTGACGATTACCGGCCATGCTAGCGCTACTGCTATGAGTGATACTACTGGTGAATCGCTCCTGGGAACCTTCGCATCGGTCACTAGTAATAATGCTACGGCTACTAATATAGCAACGGCTCTTAGTTTGCATGACGATCTTACCGCAACCGCTGCTAGCGCAGTGGTAACAGTCACACAATCGGCCGGCTCGGCGGGAAATACGAGTATTACTTTGGTAGACCCCGGCACTGAGGGCATGACAAAAACAAATTTTGTCGGTGGTGGTGATTTACATAGTCATGAATTTGCTAAGGGCGGCGGCAGTGTTGCTTTGGAGAAAGATGCCAATGTTATTTTGGACGTTGGAAATATTGCCTTTACCGGATCTACATTATATCCAAAGTTAAGATTGAGAGTCAGCGCTTCAGATGGAATGTCTAGTCCGAAGAACGCATATTTTGGAATTCAAACAACCAGAAATGCTGCAGATACCACTGGTTTTGATCGTAGTTATTATGATGTTGTTAAGCCATTGCCTTTGAGTCTTGATTCTGCTGTACCTAATGATACAGCAACAGAATACTCTCTCCAATTTTCTTTGGATGATGTCGCAACGGTTGGTACTGGTAACGCTTTCTGGCAAAGTGGCTCCAGAGCGGCTGGTGGCTCTTTAACAAGCGCCAGTTATAGCGCTGTGTTGGACGCTGGTTTCAACAGCTTTACGTGTCCATTGTTTGGTGGATTTGATGGTCTTGATATCACAGAGAAAGAGCCATTTAGAAACACCGCATTAGCCGATGGAACAGAGCTTACGCACTATGCATATGCAACTCTCCAAAGAGCTATCGACACTGTTGCAGACCCAGAGTATGTTGAATACAACATGATCTCAATGCCTGGAATTACAGATGAGAGCTTAACAAACAGATTGATGAATATGTGCGAAGATAGAGCAGACGCATTAGCCTTGATTGATCCAAAGGGCGGTTATGTTCCAGGAACAGAAAATACTAGCTCTAAGGTCACAAATAGAGGCTCTGCTACAGATATTGTAAGCAACATGAAAAGCCGTAAGCCAGATTCTTCATACGGAGCAGCATACTACCCATGGGTTATGATTAATGATCCAAACACTGGACACACTCTTTGGGTGCCTCCTTCTGTTATCATGATGGGAACAATTGCGAATGCTGAAAGGGCGACTAGCGCTCCGTGGTTTGCTCCCGCTGGATTCAACAGGGGTGGATTGAGTGATGGAATGGGCGGTTTTCCTGTCCTTAACGTTTCAGAAAGATTAACTAAACAACAAAGAGATGATCTTTATGAAGTTAGCGTTAATCCAATCGCAAAATTTCCTAGAGAAGGCATTGTAGTCTTTGGTCAAAAAACTTTGCAACTTAGACCATCTGCTTTAGACAGAGTTAATGTACGTAGAATGTTGCTTTATCTTAAGAAGAAAGTTTCTCAAGTCGCATCAAGTCTTCTTTTTGATCAAAATGTGGTTGCGACTTGGGACAGATTTAAGGCTAAAGTTAACCCAATTCTTTCTGATACAAAGACCAGATTTGGCATTATCGATTACAAGTTGGTATTGGATGAAACAACCACCACGCCTGATCTCATGGATCAGAATGCGGTTTATGCCAAAATCGCAATCAAACCTGCAAAAGCGATTGAGTATATCTTCATTGATTTCAATATTACTAACCAGGGCGCATCATTTGATGATTAAAAGTTTTTTGACAACTATATAAGAATAGTAAGTTAAGGAGAAAATAAATTATGGCTTTTTGGTCAACACCACTTGCAAATAAAGATCCTAAAAGAGCGTTTAGGTTTCAGCTTACCATCACTGCCCTAGGGCTGGTTTGGTATGCGAAGACAGTAGATCGTCCAAGTTACACTATTGAAAGTGCAGAACACAAATATCTGAATCACACTTTTTATTATCCTGGTCATGTCTCTTGGCAGGAAGTTACGGCAACGTTGGTCGATCCAACGGAACCTGATGTTGCAAAAATGGTCAATAAAATCATTGAGCTTTCAGGATACGGCCCTCCAGTTTCAGAGGGCGATCTTACCACTCTTGGAAAATCTTCCATGGTTGGAAATCTCGGAGATGTGATTATTAGAATGTATGACTCTGGCGCTCCAGGGTCGGGCGAAGGTGAAGTTGGCGCAACTCCAATTGAAACTTGGACATTGAAGAGTGCGTGGATCTCAGGCGTTACCCACAGTGGGTTAGATTATAGCAGCGAAGATTTGTCGACTGTGGAAGTTAAGCTAAAATACGATTGGGCAGAGCTTAAGACTGCAGACGACACAGAAATTTTCGCAGGTCCATGATATCTAATTTAAATCTATTTTGAGGTGTTAGTTGAGCAGAAGAAATAATATGGAGCGTATCGGGGCTTCTCCAAATCAAAACAGTCCCGCAAGTCAAGGTACAGGCTTTGACTTTAGCTTTGTGTCTCCCACAATGTTTGTAGAATTGCCTTCGGAAGGAAAATACTATCCAGAAGCGCACCCTTTACATGGTCAAGCAACAATTGAAATTAGAGAGATGACCGCTCATGAAGAGGACATCTTAGCAGACACGAACATGCAAAGAAGCGGAGTCGCAATCAACAAGATGATTCAAAGTCTTATTGTCGACAAGCGAATTAATCACGAATCTTTGTTGGTTGGTGATAAGAATGCAATTACAATCGCTGCAAGAATTGGCGGATATGGTTCAGAATATAAAACTGCAGTCACATGTCCATCGTGCGGCACGAAAAGTGAATATGAATTTGAATTAACCGATTTAAAGCATAAAGAGTGTGACTCTATGGAACAGGTAATCCATTCAGGAGGAAGAATATTCCAGCTTAATTTGCCTAAAACCGAATACAACGTTAGAATTAAGCTATTAAATGTACATGAGGTGTCAAAGCTTAACAAATCCCTGGAAAAGGCTCGTAAAGGTCGGTCAAATACGAAATTGCAAACTGGATTTCTGAAGCTTATTTTACACTCTGTTGAGAATAAGGCCGATGATCTCTGGTATGAAGACCAGCCAACTTTAGGAAAATTTATTGATAGTATTCCTGCCAGTGATTCCGCATATATTAGATCAAAATATAAACTTTTAGCGCCTGATATGGACATGTCTCATGAATTTGAGTGTTCGGAATGTGGCTATTCCCAGGATCTGGAGGTGCCGCTTAATGCGGAGTTTTTTTGGCCTAACTCCTGAATATAATGAGAGTGTTTATGAAGAATTCTTCTTTTTAAAATATCATGGTGGATGGTCTTTTGCTGAAGCTTACAATTTGCCGGTCCAATTGAGAAAATGGTTTCTGAAAAGGCTTATTAAGCAGATGAAGGAAGAAAGTGAGCAAATAAAAAAGGCAAGTAAAAGCAAATAAACTATCTATGATATATGGGACTGCATTAGCAGTCCTTTTATTTTTAATTAACTAATTATAAGCGGAGGTGCATATAATGAAGGATCTTAACGAAGACAAGCTGACAGAAATTGTTATTGATTTTAGTAAATTAGATGGAACAGAGGCCAAAGTGCAAGAATTTTATGGATTGTCTGGCGTTTCAGAATTAGGCGCGAATATCCAGAGTGTTTTGCAAAGAATGTTTGGGATGAATTCGATTCCTGTGACTGTTCGTGGCACTGAGGGTCAAATTTCGGCTTTTGCAAAGGCTTTAGGATCTGAACGGCGTTATATTGAAACAGCTAGAAATCTAGGTCTAACAGATCCCAGAGCAGTTAGAAGCAAAGCGCAAGTCCAAGCTGCCGCATCGGAATTTAAGAGAAAAACCGGTATTGAGTGGCCGTTTAAATAGGAGACGATGATAAATGGCTGATACACCAGAAGAAATCGCTAAAAAAGCTGCAGTAGAACGGAGAAAATTAGAAGAAAAACTTCGACTTAAGCGCCAAGAACAAGCCGAAAAGGATGAATCCGATGAACAGATCAAGGCGAGAGCCGAAGAGATCCTTAAAATAGAAGCTGAAGTTGCTAAAAAGAAGCTTGAACAAGTCGAGGCAGAAACAGATCTAGCCGTGTTAAAAAGTAGAAGCCTGGAGGGTACAGAAAATCAACTCCAGGCTTTAGAGGAGTTAAATGCGAAAAGAGCCCAGCAGGTTGATATAATAAGAGAATTAGCTGAACTCGACGGTTTGGCGCTGGAGAATGCAAATGAAATGAAAGAGGCCTTGTTGAAAAATGTTGCTCTTACCGAAGACCAAATCGCGCAAACAAAAAGAAATATAGAAGGGAACGAAAAATTCATCAATTCCTACAAAACAGGAATGATGGATGTCACAAATGTTCTGTCAGAACAAGGAAAGCTTCTCAATTTATCTACAGCGCAAGCGTTTAGTTTATTCAGCGCTGTAAGAGGCGGTGCAAACCTAATCACTGAACAGATAGAAGATCTTATGGCCGCTGGCGGAGCCGTAGTGGTTTGGATGAACTTGGCGAATCAGTTTAAAAAGGTATTTGATGCTGGTGTTGTATTAACAAAAGAATTAGATGAACAGAGAGCGTCATTTATGAAGGCTACAGGCGCTAGCCAAGAATTCACACATGCTATTAACGATGCATACGAAGAAACTCGCCTTTATGGTGTTGGAGCAGCAGAAGCATATGCAGCCTCTAGCGCTTTGTTCGAAAGCTTCAGTGATTTTACGAGACTTGGAGAATCAGCGCGAGGAGAAATGATAAAGACAGTTTCAATTCTTGAGCTTCATGGAGTCGCTGGTGCAGATGCAGCAAAAGGCATGCAATTGGCAACTAAGGCCCTAAACATGACAGGAAAACAAGCAAGACAGCAACAACTAAGATTGGCCGCATTTGCAAAAGATCTTGGAGTTGCTCCAGGGAAAATGGCTCAAGATTTTGCTGCTGCTGGTGGTGAAATGGCAAAATTGGGACAAAGTGCAGAAAGAGCTTTCAAAGATGTTGCAAAGACGGCAAAAGCCACCGGCATGGAAGTGAGTCGACTTTTGGATATTACAAAGCAGTTTGATACATTTGAAACAGCGGCTGATCAGGTTGGAAAATTAAACGCCATGTTGGGCGGTGATTTCATTAATGCATTAGAGCTAATGGAAGCAGAAAATCCGGCAGAAAGAATGAAAATGTTAACGGATGCTGTTAATGATGCTGGAGTGTCATTTGACGACATGACATATTATGAAAAATTAGCGTTAACAGAGGCAATGGGCCTTGCAGATGTCAGCGAATTAGCCAATGCGCTTTCTGGGGATATGGACACGATGAACGGAGAGATTAAGCACTCTGCAGCATCTATGGATGCGATGGCTGATAGAGCAAGAGCGAATCTGTCTGTGCAACAACAATTGCAAACCTTATTGGTGGCTTTAACGCCAACTTTTGTGCAACTAGCCGAAGCTATAGGTGGCGCTGCTAATCATCTAGCCGAAATCGTTGAGCAAAACCCAGGGCTTATTAAAATTATAGGAGCTTTGTCTATTGGAGTAACAGTTATCACAGCTTTCGCTTCAGTTATAGGAATAGCGACCGGTGTTGTTGCAGCATTTGGTGTTGTTTTTGGCGCAGCATCCGCACCACTATGGGTAACGGTCGCGGCAGTCGTGGCACTCATTGGTGTTATTTCGGCTTTGGTTTATTG